ATGTCAAGCGCCCATCCTTCTCGTTATCCGAAAAGACAAAGCCCGAGCGAAAAGGAAAAGGTCATGACCTGCCAAGAATCGAAACGATCATCACGGATGCTGCCGGAAGCTACGGCCCGGAAGTTGCAGATTGGGCTAAGCGCATTCTCGGAGTGGAGCTCATGCCTTGGCAGAGGCATGTTCTCAACGGTCAACTGGCCGTGGATGCTCAAGGGCAGTTCCTCAACCACGTTTCTCTCGTCAGTGTCAGCCGACAAAACGGAAAGACAGTAGCGCTCAAGAGCCTGCTGTCGTGGTGGCTGCTCAAGTACTCGCTGACGGCCGGACCACAAACCATTCTCAGTACAGCTCACCGGCTCGATCTAGCCACGGCACTGTTTCAAGACCTGGCACCGATCATTGAGGAGAAGGCTGGTGTCAAAGCTGTGTGGGCTTACGGCCGTAACAGCATCAAGGTTGGTGACTCGAAGTGGTACGTCAAAGCGGCCCGGCCATCGAGTGGTCACGGTATGTCTGTTGACTTGATTATTGCCGACGAAGTGTTCGGCATTGACTCTGAGACGCTCGATATTGGTCTGCTGCCGACTCAGCGTGCCCGGCCAAATCCGTTGTGCTCAATGTGGAGCACCGCAGGCACCGAGGACAGCATTGCGATGCTCAGGTGGCGTGAGCAGGGCTTGCGTGCGATTGATTCAGGTGAAACCACGAATTCGGTGTACCTGGCTGAATACAGTCCACCACCTGAACTGGATCCGATGACCGAGGCTGCGTGGGAGTACGCCAACCCGGCGCTCGGGCACACGCTTGACATACGCACAGTCCAAGCCGAAGCCAAAGGCCCAAATAGGGCTGGCTTCCTGCGTTCTAGCGTGAACCTATGGGTGCAATCCGAATTGTCGTGGCTGCCGCCTGGGCGGTGGGAATCACTTGCTACCGACTTGCCACCATTGCCTGGAGGCGTGCTTGCCGTGGAAGTCTCGCTCGACGATGGCCGATACGTGGCTGTACGTGTCAACGCGAATACTGCTGGGATGCTGACTGCGACTGTCGCATTCATGTGCGAAACAGTGACACAGGTGTGGGATAACATTCGGGCTCAGTTGGCCTCCAACTCAGGCTTGCAAGTTGCTATCACGCCGACACTGGACACCAACTGCCCCTCCGATCTGCAACGTCGCAGGGTGCTGGTCGGCTACCAGGAAATCACCCGGTACACATCAATGGTCAAGAACTTGATCAATGAGGGCCGTGTTGCGCACACTGGTGAGACGATGCTGGCTGAGCATGTCGGTCGAGCTGTAGCTGTACGCACTCCAGGCGCTATCGCGTTGTCATCACAGAAATCATCCGGGCCGATTGAGCTGGCACGATGCTTGGTGTGGGCTGTTGGCATGATGAGCCGACCACGACCGATGGTGAATCGGCCAGTCATTGCATCGAGTGCCTAGACTGTTTGCACGATGGCATTCTCACTGAAGCGCGCAGTCGCTAATAACACAAACGCACAGATTGGCGCGGCTGGCGCTGCTGGCAACCCACTTGTCGGCAACTTCATGACCTACACTACCGACTTCAACAGGTCGGCCGCCATCCAGATACCCACCATTAGCCGGGCACGCGACCTGATCTGCTCGATGGTCGGCTGCCTGGAAATCCACCAGTACTCAAAGCAATGGGTCGGTGAGGACTATGAGGATGTGCACCTGCCTGATGACACGTGGTTCCACCAGCCCGACCCCAACGTCACACGCAACTTCATTATGTCCTGGACAACCGATGACCTGCTGTTCTACGGTCGCGCATTCTGGATTGTGACCAGCAGATTCGGCAACGGCTTTCCGGCAACCTTTACGTGGATTCCAGCCGACAACGTGCAGACACGTGACCAGGCAGGCCCACAATGGTTCGGTCCGAGCAAGGAAGTGTATTTCAACGGATACCGGCTTGACCCGAACGACGTTGTGCAATTCCTCAGCCCAATCCAAGGTTTGCTCACGATGGGTGCTCGATCAATCCGCACGAACATCAATCTGGACACCAGCGCCGAACGCTTTGCCAAGAATCAAACACCGGCCGGTGTGCTGAAGCAGACCGAAGGCGAGCCGTTAAGCGGCGAGGAACTTAGCGAGCTGGCTGCAGGCTTTGCGGCTGCCCGAAACAACAATGCGATTGCTGCGTTGAACCAGTACGTGGACTGGAAAGAGTCCTATATGGATCCCAGCAAGCTGCAGTTGACCGAGGCACGCACATACCAGGCGCTTGAAATGGCACGCCTGGCAAACATTCCTCCGTACCTGGTTGGTGCACCATCAGGATCCGGCATGACCTATCAGAACGCACAGCAGGCACGTCAAGATTTGTATCTATTCGGTGCCAAGCCATTCATTGACTGCATCGAGCAGACGCTCAGCCAAAACAGTGTCACACCACGCGGTCGCTACATTTACCTTGACGTTGAGAGCTACCTGGAGGAAGCCGAAATGTCTCCCGGGCAGGACAACGCTGCACCTGCTCGGGGGATACCATCGAATGACGAAAGCGAGGCATCATGATTCGCCTAACTGCCCAAAACACGTTTGTACTGGCCGAGGATGGCGAGTCGCCACGCACGATCAGCGGTGTCGCTGTGCCGTGGGATACCGAAGCCACCGTAAGCGATGGCACACGCGTCAAGTTTGAGCGTGGAGCCCTGCCAGTCACCGGCAAGAAGCCCAAACTATTGAAATATCACGATTCTGAGCAGCCGGTCGGCGTAGTCACAGGCCGCCTGGACTCCGAGGAAGGCATGCTGTTCACAGCCCGAATCAGCGCCACCTCCGAGGGCAACGACATGCTCGAGCTCATCAAGGACGAAGCCGTTGACTCGGTATCGGTCGGCGTGGACGTAGTCGATGCGACCTACGACGACAACGGCACCATGATCATCAAAAAAGCAAACTGGGTAGAGCTGTCACTTGTGACTGCGCCTGCTTTTAAGGGTGCTATGATTACAGAGGTTGCAGCGACCGAACCCCAAGAGGAGACAACCACCATGTCAGAAGTCAAGGTCGAAGCACCAGTCGAAGTTCCTGCACCAGCACCGGCACCGCAAATGCTGTTTGCTGCACCGCGTCGCGAGTTCAAGTTGCCATCGGCAGCTGAGTACATCAGCAAAATCATCCGTGGCGGAGCCGAGGCGCAAGAGTTCCTCGCCAACATCAAGGCCGCTGCGCCCGATGTGGTCACGACCGACACGCCTGGCATTCTGCCCGAGCCGATTCTCGGCCCGGTGTACAACAACTTCCGTGGTCTGCGCCCGGTCGTTGACGCAATCGGCGTTCGTGCAATGCCCGGTGGCGGCAAAGTGTTCCGTCGCCCAGCAGTCACCACGCACACCACGATTGGTGCCAGCAACGGCGAAAACGCCAACCTCGATCAGGGCACGTTCGTTGTGTCAAACAACAACGTCACCAAGGGCGTGTACGGCGGCTACGTTCGCCTGTCCGAGGAGGACATGGACTGGACCGAGCCGGAAGTCATCGGCCTGCTCGTTGATGACATGGCGCGCATCTACGCCAACGAAACCGACAACGTCGCTGCCGATGCGCTGGTCAGCGGTGCCACACAAACCACCACTTTTGGTAGCCCGATGACCGATCCTTCGGTGTGGGCAGCTTGGATGTACGACGCAGCGTCGGCAATCCTCAGCGGCTCAAACGGCAACCTGCCAACTCACTTGTTCCTTTCGCCTGACCAGTGGTCAGCATTGGGCAAACTGTCGGACACGGCAGACCGCCCACTGTTCCCACAAGTCGGCCCAATGAACGCATTTGGCGCGCTCCAGCCCGGTGGCACCACCGGCAACGCATTCGGCCTCACGGTCGTCGTAGATCGCAACTTTGCCAGCGGCACCATCATCATCGGTGACCCAAGCGGCTTTGAAATCTTCGAGCAGCAGAAGGGCGCAATCCAAGTTGAAGCCGCTGACGGATCGCTGTCGCGTTACATCAAGTTCCGTGGCTACTTTGCCACTTTGATGATCGATGCGCAGAAGTTCCGCAAAGCTGTCTAAGTTCACTCCCTCCAGGTGACATTGAACGGTGGCAACTTACTCGGTAACCCATAAGCAGGTTGTCAGTAACGTTGCCATCGTTCAACTGCTTGAACCTCACAACTTTGAGGTCGGCCAGTCAATAACTATTAGTGGCATCAATGCCACGTGGAATGGCACGCACAAGATTCTGGCGTTGCCGGAGTACTACTTCATCGGCGTATCGCAACAGGGCGATTACCAATACGACACTGACACCATCATCCCGAATCAGGTGCAGTTTGCGTTGACCACGGATGATGCTGATCGAGCAGCAGCCTCTGGCACGGTCACGTACAGCATCACGTGCAGCTGGATTGTTCTGGGCGATTTGGAGGATTACTTGGGCTACACGTTCACCAATCCGAGCGCCGATTTGGATGTAGCCAACATGGCTGTTAGCGCAGCCAACCAATTTGCGTACCGTAAGCGCCAGGAGTCTGGCTATTTTGACTCCCCAAGCTCGGTACCGGGTGGTGACGCGCGTTTAGCGACTGTCCAATATGCGGCAATTCTTTACCGTGAGCGTGGCTCGACCGAAGCGTTTGCATCGTTTGATCCACTGGCCACAGGTGGCCCGGTCACTGGCAACTACGGCCAAATTCTGCGCCTGCTCGGAGTCAATAAGCCGCAGGTGGCCTGATGCCTGACACGCTGTTCAAGACCGGCTATGACCAGCTGGTAGCCAAACTGCAGACCATTACCGGGCTGACAGTGTTCAACGATCCACGCAACATCAACGTGCCCTGCTGCATCGTCGAGGCACCAACAATCTTTGTGGAAACCAACGTGGTTGCAGACATGCAATTTCGTGTCATCATCGTCGGTATGGGCACTGGCGACAACCGCACGCTTGACCAGCTGCTTGATCTAGCCGACCTGATCCGAGAAGCCAAGATTGG